CTTTTGTAGCTAAGAGTTATTACGTACCTGCGTTGGGTGCAGGAGTAACTTTACAGCTTAGAGCAGTACAAGTCATTGACTTAGTCGAAGGTGGTAACAAACAAGGTGACCTCTTTGATAAAGAAGATGGTTATACAGTACAGGAAACGAATGAAGTACAATCGTCAGAAGTTCAAACGAGTACAGATTTCTAGTACGCAAACCTTAAAATCAGGGTTGGAAGAATTAGTTTACAACTTTTTTAAAAAAGAAAAACTTTCTTTTACTTATGAAGGTATGAAAATTACATACTTCCAACCTGCTATTAAGAAAACGTACACACCAGATTTTATAACTAAAAAAATCATTATCGAAACGAAGGGTGCATTTAATAGTGCAGATAGGAAAAAGATGAGACTTATTAAAAGTCAAAATCCTGAACTTGACATTCGTTTCGTATTTTCCAACGCAAAAACTAAAATTGGTAAAAAATCAAAAACTACTTATGGCAAGTGGTGTGAGATGTTTAACTTCCCATATCATTGTGTCAGTTCAACAAAACAAACATTCCCAACAGAATGGATAAAAGAAATTAAGGAAAAATAACATGGCAAGAGAACAAACAAAATATATTGTTATCCATTGTTCCCAGACTAGACCAAGCCAAGACTGGGGTGCAAAGGATATAGATAGAGTACATAGAGAATTTGGGTGGCTGAAGATTGGCTACGGAAAAGTAATAAAAAGAGATGGAACTGTAGAACAAGGTAGAGGTGATGATGAAGTACAAGCCCATGTAAAGGGTTACAATCATTGTGCCTACGGTCTTTGTCTTATTGGTGGTGCTCAAGAAGACGACTGGAGAAAACCAGAAGATAATTTTACAGCAGAACAATGGGAAAGTTTAATACAGACTTTAGATGAACTAATTGAAAAGTACCCAGATGCCCAGATAGTTGGCCACTACATGTTAGACGAAAGTAAAACATGTCCAAACTTTAATGTTAGAGATTATTTATTACATGAAAATGTAAAGAACTATAAATTTCAAGATGGTCTGACTGATGATGCTGACTTAGCAGAATTAGAACCTGATGACTTTCCTGAAATAGATGACTACTAAGTTTCTCCACCATAGCCCTTGTGAGAACTGCGGTAGCCGAGACAATCTAGGCGTATGGGAAGACCATACATATTGTTTCGGTTGCCGACAGTACAAAACAACTAATGGAGAACTACCAAAAATAGAAAATAAGAGGATAGATACTAAGATGATTAAAGGAATTGTAGAAGCACTTCCTAGTAGAAAAATAGATAGTGATACTTGTAAAAAGTTTAATTATCAAACAGGCACTTATAAAGGTAAGCCTTGTCATATTGCTAACTACTACGATAAGAATTTTAAAATTACAGCACAGCATTTAAGATTTGCTGACAAGTCATTTATATGGCTTGGTGATACGAATACCATATCTCTCTTTGGTCAAAACTTATGGAGAGATGGCGGTGATAAATCTAAAGTTATTATAACTGAAGGTGAAATTGACTGTCTCTCCGTAAGTAAAATACAAAACAATAGATACCCAGTTGTGTCAGTACCCTCAGGTGCTACGTCAGCTAAAAAGTATATTAAAAGAGAACTCGAATGGTTGTCTAAATTTGAGACTATTGTCTTGATGATGGATAATGATGATGCAGGAAGAAAAGCTACTATAGATATAGCTAATATATTACCTGTTAAAAAAGTTAAAATAGCATCACTACCTGCAAAAGACCCAAATGAATTATTACAAACAGGTCAATCAAGTAAACTTTATGATGCTATATGGGAAGCCAAAGCATACACACCACAAGGTATTATTGAAGGTGACCAGACAAAAGATTTATTACTTAAAGATGATTATGTAGAAACTATTCCTTATCAATGGAATGGCCTAAATAAAAAACTTGGTGGTATTAGAAAAGGTGAACTTGTTTTATTAACAGCAGGTTCAGGTACAGGTAAGTCACAAGTTTGTAGAGAGATAGCACACCATCTAATATGTAACAAACAAAAGGTTGGTTACATTGCATTAGAAGAAAGTGTTAAGAGAAGTATTAGAGGTATTGTTTCTGTTGGTTTAAATCAATTAATACATTTACCTGAAGTAAGGAAAAAGATTTCTGACGAAAAAATTTTAGAGGAGTGGGAAAAAGTAAAAAACTATATTTGCTTTTATGAACACTTTGGTAGTTCAGATACAGATGATTTGATGAACCGTATTAGATATATGGTTCAGTCATTAGATTGTAAAACAATTATATTAGACCACATCTCAATCGTAGTATCAGGTATTGGTGAAGGTGATGAAAGAAGATTAATAGATAACACTATGACACAACTAAGAAAGTTAGTTGAAGAATTAGGTTGTGCATTATTTCTTGTATCACATTTAAAAAGACCTGAAGGTAAAGGCCACGAAGAAGGTACACAAGTTTCTCTTTCTCATCTCAGGGGAAGTCATAGTCTTGCAACCCTCGCAGACGAAGTAGTGGCCTTTGAGAGAAATCAGCAAGATGAAATTAATTCTAACATAATGAAAGTTAGAGTATTAAAAAATAGATACTCAGGTGATACAGGTATTGCCTGTAATTTAGTTTATAATAAAGATACAGGTAGATTATCTGAAGGAAGTTTTGATGAATGAGAAACTTCTAACTAAATTTATTTTATCATTCTTAATACAAAAACAAGATTACTTAGAACTAAATAAGACACAGCAACAGGTGGTCTATCAAACATGTAAGACTATTATGTTAGCTATTTATAATGCTATTAAATATGAAAATGTTTACCCAGTTATTATGTGTGGTGACATTGAAGCACAAAAAATAATAAGAACTGCACTTAAAAAAGTTGCAGAGTTTTTACCAAGTACAGAAAAAATTACAATTCATACTATTCAATAATGAAACTTATAATAGACCTAGAGACTAATAATCTCTTGGATAAGTTAGATACTATTCATTGTATTGTCTGTAAGGATATAGAGACCAATCAAGTCTATCAATATAATCCTGACAATCTAAAAGATAGTCTAGAGTTGCTAAACAAAGCTACAACTTTAATAGGCCATAACATTCAAGGTTTTGATTTACCTGTATTAGAAAAAATATTTAAATTTAAATTTGATGGTCATGTTTATGATACACTATTAGTATCAAGACTTGTCTATACTAATTTATTAGACAATGATTATAAACACAAAGAGTTACCTGCAAAACTATATGGAAGACACTCATTAGAAAGTTGGGGTTATAGATTAGGTTTACGTAAAGGTGACTACCAAGAACATTCTGATTTTACAGAATACAATCAAGATATGATGGACTACTGTGTACGTGATGTAGAAGTAACTCATCTATTATTTCAAAAATTAATTAAAGAAAACTACTCATCTCAATCTATAGAGTTAGAACATAACTTTGCACATTGGATTAGAAAACAAGAACAGCATGGTATATTATTTGATGAGACGTCTGCTCAGACGCTTTTATCTATCCTAACTAAAAGAAGGCTATCGTTAGAAGAAGAACTTTCGGTAGTCTTCCCTAGTTGGAAGAAGTCTCTAGGTTTTAAAACTTATAAAAGAGATAATATAAAACGAGGTATAAAAGCAGGTGTACCTATTGAACAATTTAAAACAGAAATATTTAATCCTAACTCAAGACAACATATTGCAGATAGATTAATTAATGTTTTAGGTTGGAAACCAAAATCATTTACTGCAACTGGAATACCAGAAGTAAATGAAAAAATTCTAAACGAACTACCATACCCAGAAGCTAAAAAGATTTCTGAATATTTAATGATACAGAAACGATTAGGCCAACTGAGTGATGGTGAACAAGCATATTTAAAATTAAACAACAAAGGGAAAATTTATGGAAAAGTTAATACATTGGGTACATACACAGGTAGGTGCAGTCACAATAGTCCCAACCTTGCACAATGTGTGGCGTCAGGTAGTCCTTATGGTAAAGAATTTCGTTCCTTATTTATTTCTCCTTCCGATATGGATTTCGTTGGTATTGATTTTAGCGGTCTGGAGTTGCGTGTGCTTTCTCATTACATGGCTTCATACGATAGTGGGGACTTTGGGAAAAGATTGCTTGAAGATGATATACATACCCAAAACCAAAAAGCTACAGGACTTGCCACACGTAATAAAGCTAAAACTTTCATTTATGCTTACATATATGCTTGCGGAAATGCGACACTCAGCAAATTACTTGATGTCTCTTTGGAAGAAGCCAAAAGAGTAAGAGCAAAGTTTGAGAAAGAATTACCTGCATTAAAGATTTTAGCTGATGCAGTTAAAAGTAAATACAGAAAATACGGTTATCTAAAAGGTATTGATGGAAGACGTCTTATACCTAAAGCAGAATACTCAAGTCTCAATACTTTAATCCAAGCATGTGGAAGTACTCTTGTAAAAATGGGTACGATATTCTTAAACCAAGAGTTACACAAAGCAGGTTATAAGTGGGGTGAAGATTATGTCATGGTACTACACGTACATGATGAAATGCAGTTCTACGTTAAAAAAGAAAAAACAGAACAATTTAAAAAAATAGCAAAAACTATTTTTAAACTAACACAAGACTACTTTAATTTTAAAACACCATTAGACGGTGAAATTAAAGTTGGTAATACTTGGAGTGATACGCACTAAAGCAAGACCTCATTTTGATAAGGATTTAAAATTCGGACAACAATATGAAAATGAACTTCAAGAAATGGTTGAAGGCAAAGTTGAAGTCAAGACAGATAGGTTATGTCAAAAGACAGGTAACGTATTTGTAGAGATAGAAGACAAAGGTAAACCTTCAGGTATAAATACAAGTAAATCTCCTTACTATGCTTTCTGTTTATACAAAAGTGAAAGAGTAAAGCAGGTGTGGGTATTGATACCTACAAAAATCCTAAAAAAATTAATGAAGAAGTACCCAATTAAAAAAGGTGGAGACCATTGGGAAGCTAGAGGTCACATCATACCTAAAGAGGATTTATTAAAATATGACTATTAAAATAAAGTTACCTGATATTGATAGAAAAGATTTTCCATACAAATTTTATAAGTGTTGGTGGAGTGATATTATTAGTGACAGTTCATGGTCTCCACTTGAACAAATAAAAAAATCTAAAACAGCAGTCTGTATAACAATGGGTTGGTTAATCCATTCAAATGAAGACAAGTTTGTTTTGATAGGTGACATTACATTTAATGATGATGGCACAGTTAATGAGGGTGGTAACTCAACAGTAATACCAAAATCAAATGTACTAAAAATGAAAGAGATAAAACTATGACA